AGAGGCTTGAGTGCCAATAATTTGTGCTTTTCCACTAATACTTTTGAGAGTTTCAACTTGCCCACGATATTGATTATAAGCAGCCTGCTTAGCGTTGAGTTTTTTCAATGCGGCTTCTTGATTTTTAATTTGATCCGTTGCACTTTTGGTATTTTTCTGCAGTTCTCTTTGCTTTTGCGCGAGTTTTTCTGCAGAAATGCCTGATTTTGCTAATTCTTGGCGTGCTTGCTGTAATTTATTTGCTGCATCAATTTGTTCTTGCTTGAGTTTTTTTACCGCACTTTTCGCTTTCTCTACTTCCTTTTGAAGTCCTGCAGTAGGATGTTGAGCATTCTTCATATATTGAGCATAAGATGCGGCTTTTTGTTTGGCTTGCTCTAATTCTTGATTCAGCGAATCTAATTTTGATTTCAATGGGTTGATAGTAGAAGCATATTGTTTCATTGCTGCTTGATGCTGTTTATTTTGCTGATTTAGTTGTCGATGAATCGATTTGCTTTCTTTTAGTTTTGCCGATAGCTCATTAACGCTTTTAGATGCACTGCGAACTGGAGCAGAAATTTTATCAATGGCATTTAATAAAACGGTAAGTTGTAAATTATTCATTTTTTATTCACTTTTCTATTGACAAGATTAATTATTTAGCTCAATAATCGAGTAAGCAAAAGGGGGAAATATGATTGCAATACTTTCATTATTTATTCTGTTTGTTGGCTTACTTGGGCTTGCAATTGGTTTTGGTGTAATTGCATTGCCTTGGTTAGTTTCTGGCATTATTGCCGCGCCTGTTCTGTTTCTTTATATGTTGATGATGGGGTCGGTGCTTTGGCTTGCTGAAATCAACTTTTTCCTTGGTGTTGCAGCACTTGCAGTGTATTGCTATTGGATTCACATTATTCGCAAGCACATCAAATTAAAATCACAATCTAAAGACTTAATTGTTCAATAATTAAGTTTTCAATCAACTCCACATCACTTTTCGAAAAGCCCAGTAATTCACGCTGGGCATATTGCACTTTGAAATCTTTATTTTTAGATGGACTAGAATGTAAGCCGTATTGATGCACTGCAGCAATGGCAGCACTTGAACCATTAAAACCCACTGAAACTTCGTTCCCATTTGACCGCACTTTTAAATGACGGGCGGTGCGAAGTTTAGCAAACATCGCTTTTCGTTTAATTCGCCCTTTCTTTTTTCCAAATTCTTTACGTGGTTTTCTTGGCTCAAAGGCGGTACCGTCGGGGTTTTGTTGGCGTGCAATTCGGTTCGATTGGCTTTTGCGTAAGGCTTGCCCGATTTTTCGCCCAAGCTGTCTGCGCGCCTGTGGAGAAAGATTGGCAATAAGTGCAGTCAATTTTGCCTGAATTTCTTCGACTGTAGCCATTAGACTGTATCCCCCTCAAAAATTGGCGAATCCCAGTTTTCCAAATAGACTTTTACGTGAGTTGGTTCATCCCATACGGGTTCTTTTGCGTAATGGATCTGCACGTTATTACCGTCTTTTTTCGACACGACACGTTCAGTAAGTTGGATTTCGAAGCTAATATCTGCAGTGTTGTTATTGTTGTAATCCACCTGGAATTTAAATGCATTCTCTCGAATTTGTGGATTTTCTAATATTTCAGGTTGATTTGTGCGCAGATAAGCCAGCATTGGCACAATCAAGGTGGCAATATCGCCTGCATAATCAGTCACCACGACATTGAGTGTGTAACGATATTCAAAACTAAATGATGCAGCACCCGTTGCGACGATTTGCCCACTGTCCACATAAAGTTGTAGATGGTCGGGATTTTTTACAAAATCGGGGTGGCTTTGTTCAAGGATTTTGCGCAGTTGGTTGGGCTTTTTCATTTGCGAAAATTCCGTTGTTGCATTTCGAATCTTTGTTGGCAAGTCACGCAACGTGTTACGCCCTGAATCATTTGTCTGCGTTTTTCTGGGATAGGGGCATCACAATCTTCACAATAAAGGCGACTTACCGCCTGGAAAGTGCGGTGTTTTTTGAGGGCGATTTCACGTTGTATTTCTTCAAGCTGTTGAGCGCGGTCGAATTGATCTGTCATAGCTGTTCCTTTTTATTAAATTCATCTATGCATTTTTTTAAACTCGCGTTTTCAATGATGCATAAATCAAGGTGGTGCTGTGTCTGTAAATAGGCTTCGGCTAATTCGCCATTGGTGCGAATCTGTGGCGAATACGCACTGCATTCTGTGGTTTGCGGACAAAGAATCGGCGATTTAATGATTTCCTGCTGAGTTGAACAGGCGTTTAACATCATCAGGCAAAGGGCTATCAGCCCAATCTTGATTTGATTTAAGTACATTTTTTAAGTCCTGTGTTTGTTGATTTTGCTTTGCTTTGAGGTTGTTTACGGCTTGAATAAGTTGTGCTTGCTGTTCGGCAAAATTTTGAACGCTATGATTTAACTCAATGTAAGCGTTTTGCCATTTCAGTTTTAGCTGTTCTTCTTTGAGCATTTCTTTTCGCCAATAATTAGCCTCAAATCCCAGAAACATAATCAAGAGTACAAGCAATATTGGCCCGATAAGTAAAATGCTTCTTTCTTTGGCGGTTAAGAAATTAAACATAGGGCTTTCTCCTTTTGTCGGCGTTCAATCAATCCTTTTAATGGTTTTCCTGCGGCATAAATCCAACGTTCAAATTGACCGCACATGGCTTTGCTGTAGCCTTGGCGTGCCATTTTAAAAAGTGAGCTATTTTTTAATTTGCCGCATCCCACATTAAAGGTAATGGAGACTAAGGCATCAAATGCACCTTGTGGCATAGTTTGCCCATTGGCGTATTGATTAACGCATTTTTCTGATTGTTTAATGCCTTTTACGTATAACTCTGCGATTTCTTGTAAGCTGTAAATTTTATTGCGGTCAATTTTTTCAACAGCATCAGTTATGCCTATGCCAACAGTTAAAACATCGGCAGGGCATTGATAGGGCTTTTTCATACAACCTTCTGCATTACCAATCAGTAACAAGCCTTTTTCTGAGGTTCGAATGTCATTTCCATAAGTGGCAATCACAAGTCCAACAACGGCGGATATGACGCAGATGTATTTAGCTGAACGTTTAATCATAATGATGGCTCCGTTGTTTAAGTTCTTTTTCTTTTAATTCAAAGTCTTTTTTCTTGTAATACCAATTCACAAGAAAGGTGGCGACACCAATCACAATACCTGTAATCGATGCGACATCAGCCCAATTTACATTTGAGAACATATCGGCAATGCGTCCAATTAAGAAGGCGAATATTCCTGATGTGTAAGACGCTCTTGATGGTGTGTCGTGCATATCAGCTCCAAAGTTGAATCGTGTCATTTGCTACACTGATTTTTGCTATATCGGCATCTGGCAATATGACTAGGGTACCAATGGGAATAATGGGCTTGTCCATTAAATGCGGATTGAGTTCGCAGGTTATTTCGAGCAAGCCTTCACTTCGTCCAAAATGGCGATAAAGAATGGCGTCTAAATTGTCATTTTGTTGTGCGTAAACTTGCATTAGATTAACTCCGCATCGACGCGTTTTCTGCCCAATATGTCGCTAATCGCAAAGCGAGCATCACGGCGTAATTCATCAATGCTGTCTTTGAGTAGTGCCATTTTCTTTTCGCCATCGTTAGTGCTGTCGTAGCTTGCATAGCGTTCATAAAGATTTGCCAGTGCCAAGCAACTTACCGCACGTTTATAACGATAAATCAGCACGCTTTCGCCATTGATTGATGGGGCAGTGATCTGTTCTAAACTGTCGTGTTTACTTTGTGTTTTAAACATAGAGAGTTCTGCATTGACGCTTGCCATTCCTTCAATTAAGGCATCTTGTAAGCGTTGTGTGGTAATAGTGCCGTCTGCACGGTATTGATTACGAAATTGAGCAAGTGACATATCGGGGAAGAAACCATCATTACTGATAATGTCATCTGACGTATCGTAATCATTTAACTGTTGCTGTACTTCGCCCATTTCATAATCAGGGGCAAGTTTGACTGATATTGCGCCGTCGCTCATTGATTTACCCTTATAAAAAAGTCGGGTGAGGATTAAATTAAGCACGGCCAATAAATCCGTCAGAATTTGACCGCACTTTTAATCCGCCCGACGGCTGCGTGGTTTGCTCGGTTTATATTCTTTCTTGCTTGTGCAAGAAAGAACCAAAGAACACACCCCGATTAAATCGCTTTTCTGCCCTTTGTTGTCATTTTCTTAACGGAAAATTTTTAACTCGCTACGCTCAAACAAGAAAAATTTTCCTAAAAATGCCAAGTCGGTCAGGCGATTTAGACGGAGCATTAAAACAACATCAACATTCAGTCGCTGATAATTGTTTTTTTAGTTTCTTGATGTCGCCTTTCACGCCAATTTTTTGATCTAAACCCAAAGCACGTTCTAAATATGCCAGTGCTTGTTCAGGGTGCTTTTCAATCAATAACAAACCCAATTCACGCAATAATCGCGCACGGCTTTCATCTGGCATATCGCAATCGGCAGTAATGCGTTGGATTTGCGCTAAGTAAGATTCGTCGAACGGTTTATTAGCTGCTCTTGCGGTTTTGGCTTGGTCGGCAAATTCTTCTGCCAACAAGGTGCCAAGTGTTCGGGTAAATGGCTCTGGCAAGCGTAAATCATGAAATACGGCATAATCGGCAATTTGTAAGGCGAGATGATATTCGCCACAGTCAATCGCCCACACGCACCATGTCATCAAGACGTTATCTTGTTTACCACTTCCGACCGATAACGCCCCTTCAATCCATGGCAGATAGTCAGGCAAAATTTGCTTTTTAAATGCGGCTTTGCGTTCCGTCGATTGGATGTTTTTTAGGTCCTTTCGATGGCGAGCAAGAATACGGCACATTTTTTCATATTCCGTAAAATCGCTTAGATCTTCGGTTTCTGCCGCATTAGCAATAGCGGCAGAAACTTCCAGAAAATGGCGTTTAGTTGGGCGCATAATTGATTCCGTTATGCAGCCACAGGCTCAATAGGTGCAGGTGCCTCAAGAATGGTAATATTTTTCGCCATCGCGACTGCCTCATAGTTTTCCACAATATAGGCTTCGTTTGACGATAAATAATCTTCCACACGATTGCGTTCTGGCACATCTTTTAAGTGACGACGCACTTTTCCTTCCTGCACGTAGATTGACAAGTTATCAAGCGATGTGACTAACACGGTGCCTTTCGGGAAGAATGGAACAGATACGGCTTGTAACCCACCCACACGTTTTTGACTAATGACGGTATCGCCTGCCAAAATTTCGCTTGGTTTTTCTTGGTTAATTAATGGGAAATATTTATCGGCTAATAAGTCGCTACCCATAATTGCAACCAGTTTTGTGTCGTCACGGTATTGCGCTGGAATGAAATCTTCTTTTAATGCAAAGACAAGGGCATCAAGGTTTTTATAGGTTTTACCTGCACCGATTTCGATTTTGCCACTACTTTTTTCAATTTCTTTTAACACACGGGCTTTGGCTTTATCTTCGATTTGGACTAACCAACCCTTATTCACATCTTGCAATAATGGATTTGAGGTACGGTTTGTGGTTGTTGCTGCACTTGTGCCATTCCAACCGATCATGATACGGTCTAATGCAATGCGTTCTGCTTTGAGTTTGCCCACACGTGCGGCAAAATCAGGGAATTTCGCCCAACTGTCTAAGGTTGGATAATTTAAATGTGTGTCAAAGTTGGTTTGTTCGCAAGAATAGGTGTTTTCTTGCAAGCTGTGAATGTCAGTGGTTTCACGTGCTTTGGTGTTGGTGTCGGTGCGACTTGCCACTGGTGAAAGCACACCTAAACGCAATGCAGAACCTTTCATTTCTTGCACCATCACGACATTGATGCGTTTTAAGAAATCAGAACTTTCAAGCACGGCATTTTCTAATTTTTGTTGGATAGTTGGCTCAACGGTAAACTGACCGCCATTCGCAACGAATGCCACATCTTCACCGTTATCTTGTGCAACACCAGCAAGGTAAGCATTAAATTTTTGTTTGGTAAATTTATTCATTTGGTTTTTTCCTAAGATAAATTAAAAGAAGCGGCCGTCAGTTTCAGGTTGTTCACCGTAAACTAAAGGGCGAGGATTTTCGGGTTCTACAGGCTTTTGGAGTTCTGCAAAGGTTGCTTGGATTTCTGCATTACCTGCTTTCATTTCTTCGATTTCGGCTTTTTGTTTGGCTAAATCGTCAGAAAGTGCGGTTAATTTTTCCAAGGTTTCTTTGGTTTGCTCGGCTAAAAGCTCAATGGCTTGTGTTTGATCAGAAAAGCGTTCATCGTCTGATTTTTCTTTTTTCGCAAACAAGCCTTTGATTTTTTCAAAGATGCTTTGCGTTTCTTCCACAAATTCCAATTCAGTTTCAATAGCGGCAGTGAAGAGGTTATCTGATTTTTCTTTGCGGTTATTAAGTGGATTTGTGCTTGCACCAGCAGAAAAGACCAACATTTCTGTGCCAAGGCTTGCTGGATTATCAGTTACAGCTAAACCAACTAAGTAAGCCTCGCCAGTGTCAGCAAAATTCGGATCACACTCAATAGAGGTGTAGATTTTTTGACGGTCTTTATTCAGTTTGATTAAATCGTCTGTTGGGTCGATTTTAGCTAATAACTGCAATTTACCTTCTTCGGTTTCTTCTGTTTTTAAGGCTAAAACATCGCCATAGCATTTTGAATGAGGTTCATCTTTCCACATCAAGCGGAATTTGATGTGTTCAAGGTTGATGCGTGCCCCGTATTTTTTTGGATCATAATTTGCCGCCATTTGTTCAATCCAAGTGCGATTGATTGAGCGACCATCTGTAGTTGCCCCTTCCGTTGCGACTACAAACCATCTTGAAGTTTTTGCCATTGCTTATCCTTTGGTTGGTTTGATTCAATGATTATCGCTATTCTGAAAGGTTTAATTTTGGTGGTCTATGAGTTGCTTTTGTTGTATGCCGATTCACAGAGCAAGCGGAAAGACTAACATTCGCCCCCTTTCTATTATGCGGTTGTAAATAGAAAGGATTAGGAATGGACGAACAAGTTATTAATCAACCTTTCCCAAAAGTGACGGCGGAAATCAAACGTAAAGCACAGCAGATGTATTTCAGTGGTTATAAAATCGCTGAAATTTCACGCCAGTTAAATATTCCTGCCTCAACAATTACCAGTTGGAAAGACAGGGAAAAGTGGGACGATATTGCGCCTGTTGGTCGGGTTGAATTGGCATTAGAGACAAGATTGAATTTGTTGATTGCGAAAGAAGAAAAGAGCGGTTCAGATTACAAAGAAATTGATTTGCTCGGTCGCCAAATGGAAAGAATGGCGAGAGTGAAAAAGTATTCTTTTGGCGATGGTAACGAAGTAGATTTAAATCCGAAACTGGCGAACCGCAACAAGGGCGAACGGAAGAAAGCCGAACCCAATGCCATTGATCAGGAACAAGAGGAATTGCTGATTAATGGCTTTCTTGATGGGATGTTTAATTATCAACGCATTTGGCACAAGGCGAAAGAACACCGAATCAGAAATATTTTAAAAAGCCGACAAATCGGGGCGACTTACTATTTTGCCCATGAAGCTTTTATTGATGCCTTGACGACGGGTCACAATCAAATTTTCTTATCTGCCAGTAAAAAACAGGCTTTGCAGTTTCGCTCGTACATTGTGAATTACGCCAAGCAAACAGCAGATGTAGATTTAAAAGGCGAAACCATCAAATTGCCAAATGGGGCAGAATTGATTTTCCTTGGCACGAACTCCGCTACGGCTCAATCCTACCACGGCAATTTGTATTTCGATGAAGTGTTTTGGGTGCCTAAATTTGATGTGATGCGTAAAGTGGCATCGGGTATGGCGGCGCAAAAGATGTATCGCCAAACCTATTTTTCCACGCCGACCACAATTGCACACCCTGCTTATGCGTTCTTTTCAGGCAAGGCGTTTAATCGTAATCGTGCGAAATCAGAAAAAATCGAAATCGATATTTCTCACGAAAACTTAAAGAGCGGGAAACTTTGTGCCGACCGTCAATGGAAACAGATTGTGAGTATTTATGATGCAATGGAAGGTGGGTGCAATCTATTCAACATTGACGACCTAATCGCAGAAAACAGCAAAGAAGAATTTGAACAGTTGTTTTTGTGTCAATTTGCCGATGATAACAGTTCGGCATTTAAATTTGCTGACTTGCAACTTTGCCAAGTGGATAGCTTGGAAGAATGGCACGATTATAAGCCATTTTATCAACGTCCATTCGGCAATCGTGAAGTGTGGTTAGGTTATGACCCTGCGTTTACTGGCGACCGTGCAGCATTAGTGATTGTTGCACCGCCGAAAGTAGAAGGGGGCGATTATCGAGTTTTACATAAACAAACTTTTCACGGTATGGATTACGAAACACAAGCAAGCCGCATTAAGCAGTTTTGTGAGGATTATAATGTGACTCGCATCGTGATTGATAAAACGGGGATGGGATCGGGCGTTTACCAGGAAGTGAGAAAATTTTATCCAATGGCACAGGGCTTAGAGTATAACGCCGATCTTAAAAATGAAATGGTGTTAAAAACACAAAACTTAATTCAGAAACGTCGTCTTAAATTTGATAGTGGTGACAATGACATCGTGAGTAGTTTTATGACGGTGAAAAAACGCATTACTGGCACAGGGAAAATTACTTATGTTTCGGACCGTTCAGAAGATGCAAGCCACGGCGATTTATCATGGGCGATTATGAACTGCATTTTAAATGTGCCTTATGGTTTAGGCGGCGATGTATCAAGCAACAAATCAACAATATTTACCTTTGAATAGGATAACCCAATGAGCAAAAACACAAAAAAATCCACCGCACTTTCTACTGGAAATCAAGCACAGGCATTTAGCTTTGGTGAACCTATTCCAGTGATTGACCGTGCAGAAGTACTGAATTATTTCGAAAGCGTGTTGATGTATGAAAAATATTACAATCCGCCAATTAATTTAAGTTATTTGGCCAAAGCGTTAAATGCCTCAGCCCACCATAACAGTGCGATCACGGTGAAGAAAAACATTTTACTTTCAACGTGCAAAACAACCGCACTTTTACCTCGTACCCAATTAGAAAAACTGGTGCAAGATTACTTAGTATTTGGTAATGCTTATGTTGAGAAAACTGTAAATTCCTTTGGAAAGGTTGTCTTGTTAAAATCTCCTCTTGCTAAATATATGCGTGTCGGTGTTGAAGCTGGCGTGTTTTATCAGATTGTGAATGGTTTTGATGAATATGAATTTAAAAAAGGTTCTGTCTTTAACTTGATTAACCCTGATGTGAACCAAGAAATCTACGGCGTTCCAGAATATTTGGCCGCACTTCAATCTGCTTTTTTAAATGAAAGTGCCACATTGTTCCGCCGTAAATATTATCTGAATGGCGCGCATGCGGGTTCGATTATTTACATGACCGACCCAACACAGAATCAAGACGATATTGAAGCAATCAAAACACAAATCAGACAGACCAAAGGGACTGGCAACTTTAAAAATTTATTTGTGTATATCCCAAATGGGAAGAAAGATGGGATGCAAGTTATTCCATTGTCTGATGCTATCGCCAAAGATGATTTCCTAAACATTAAGAACGCAAGCCGTGATGATGTGTTAGCTGCGCACCGTGTGCCACCGCAACTAATGGGCATTGTGCCTAATAATACAGGCGGTTTTGGTGACGTTGAAAAGGCAACGCGAGTGTTTTTTATTAATGAGATAATCCCATTGCAAGAACGATTGAAAGAGATTAATAGTTGGGTAGGGGAAGAAGTGATCACATTCTCCGATTACAAATTGCTAAATTAGATCCTTTCAAAAATAAACAGGCCGCAGAAATGCGGTTTTTTTATTGCTAAAAGAGCTGTTTTTGTCCTGTATAGTATTAGCACTGCCCCAGTGTATTATATCAAATCAATCAATATGACAAATCTTAAATCCTTATTTCAGCCCGATTTTTCGCCCAATTGTACGCATGAAAAATCGCAGTCAAACCTCGCCACGCCCGCACACTAAAGATGTCGATTTCAACGCAATTTTAGATCCTTTGCAAAGCCTTTTCAGTAATAGCACCTTTCAGATCCTGAGTTTCAGATCTTTTAACGCAAACAAACGCAAGTAAATGCAAATTTTGATGATATAATCATTGTCCCTAAAAGGCAAAAAATCATCTGAATTGGCGTCTTGTTTTTTATGGTAGTAAGCTTGGTAGTAAGCTATTTTTAACTATTTAATATATCTTTTAAAAACAAAATGATATTTATCTAGATCAGCTTTCCCCAGCTCCACCACAAAATAAACCTATCAAGTCCTATGAAAGACTTTAAAGCCTTGAAAATAATGACTTCAAGGCTTTTTTTATATCCTAAGCGTTCCTATCCAATCCTATAAAATCCTTGAATTTTAGTTATACGTTTAGTTATACTGACAGCCGTATAACAAAATAGGTATAACTAAAACCGTACAAAACCTGTTAGAAAAAAGCGTTAACGATATTTTAGCTATATCTAAATTTTTAAAAATCTGAATCACCGTCTGAGTTATTTAGAACGGTTTTCAACTCTCAGAAAGAAGCAATATGGCACGCACAATCACACCGCTAAACAGCACTAAAATAGATAAAGCCAAGCCGCAGGAAAAGGAATTTACCCTATCCGATGGCAAAGGGCTTTATCTGTTGGTTAAGCCCAATGGGGCTAAGTTATGGCGGGTTTAATATTTTAAAC